TGCTGAACGCCCTGGTCAGGTCGCCGTCGTGGATGATCTCTTTGACGACCGAGCTGTTCAGATTGCCCTGAAGACTTTGACGCTTGCGGATCGTCTCGAACTTGCCGATGTCGTTATTCTTAACCGCTGCCTTCAGCTTGTTAAGACCGACCCCGATGGACGTAGCCTTTTTGCTGTCTGCGCCGACAAAGATGTTGTTAATGGAAATGGCGACGGCCTTTTTGCCGGCAGCCTTGGCTTCCTTTGTCAGACCTTGACCACCACCTTCGGCCAGAGGAGGGGTCAATTCCATCGCCGCAACGCAGAGACGGCCAGCGCCTTTGATGATGGCTTCCTCAAGCGACAACTTCATCTCCTCGGCATAATAATTTATTGCCGACATGAAGTTCTCCTTCGACTGGGGGATGAGCCCCACGGCCTTACTGGTTGTCGTCGATGACGACGAGCGTGACCCACGCCGACCCGGGCTTGTAGGTCTGCCCCGTGATCCGCAGGGTCTTCCCCCCGGCGACAATCTTCTTGCCGATGGCAAGGGAGGCGATGGGCGCCCCCGAGCTGATGACCGCAGCCGATGCCCCATTAGACCCGTCTGGGAGGCTCCAGGAGGCCGTTGCGGCGGCGAGGCGGACGGTGTGCTGGGTACGCTCACAAAAGCCCCCAGCCTCGAAGACCTGCGTCACGGCGGGGTCGGACAGCATACAGACGAACGTGATCGCCCCGGAGTTCGCCGAACCAGCCACGCCGAAGTCGGCGAGCATCTCCTTCGCGTCGGGCAGGAACTCGGAATAGAGCGTAGCCATTTCCTTTGCGGGGCTTGGCAAGCGGGCACAAAAAAGGGGCCCCCGAAGGGGCCCCGATTGGAGCGGCTCAGGCCGCGTTCATCAGGCGGTCTTGAGGCGGACGAGCGAGGTCGCGCGGCCCACGGCGGCACCGGCGAGCAGGGTCGCGGTGACGTTCATGTAGCCGGACTGCTCCTGGCCCATGATGACCTGGACGCCGAGGCCGGTGTCGGCGTCGATGGCGTTGGCGACTTCCCAGCCCGGGATTTCGGTCTCGGGGAGGGCGGAGGCGAAGGCGATCGCGTCAGGACCAGCGACCCAGCCAGCGAGGTTTTCGCTGTTGGTGGCGAGGTTGGCGAACTGGTAGATGCGGGCGCCGGCGATGGTGCCGAGGTCGCCGTCGCGGATGATGGACGCACCGAGGACGTTGTTGCCCACGATGGTCGTGTCAGCGCGGAGGTCGGAGACGTACTTGCTGTTCAGCACGGCGTAGCGGGGGCTCGGGGCCTTCGCGTCGTCGAGGGTCTTCTGGACGCCGATCAGTTCAGCGTAGGAGAGGTCAGCGCCAGGGGTGGCGGAGACCGAGTAGTTGGCGTTCGTGACCTGGGCGTTGATGACGTCCATGACCTTCTGAGCGAGGGCGATGGAGGCGGTCTGCACGAAGTTGTTCACGAAGAACTGGGCGCCGTACTCCTTGAGGTTCGACGGGCTGAAGCGGCTGGACACCTTGTAGTGAACGAGCGTGACCGTCGAGGAGGTCACGGTCGCGTCGTCCTGGGTGAGGTAGCCGGAGGCGCCGAAGGTCGTCGCGGTGGACGTGCCGATCAGGGGAACCTGGATGGAGAGGCCGCTGACGCCCGGGCGGGACGAGAAGACGGTCGAGATGCCCGAGAGGACGGGCAGCTTGTTCTTGAGGGAGCCGATGACGCCTTCAGCGAGGACGGCGGGAGCGGCGGTGATGGAGTTAGCCATGGTTAGGAATGATTAGGGATGAGGGTGAAATTAGAAGATGCCGCGGACGATGGCGGACTGATGCGCCTTGAAATAGGCGGCACGCTCAGCCGAGCCGACAGGCAGGGCGAGGAAGGCGGCGACATGGTCGACGGCCTCGGGGGCGGCCACGGCATTATCAGCCGGGGACATCTGGACTGGGTCGACGCCGACAGAGGCCGCGATCTTGGCGGCTTCCTTTGAGGCGCTGACCTTGCCGGCTTCGAGCTGGGCGACGAGCGCCTTGAGGGTGACGGTCTCGGCGGCGAGGCCGTCGACCGCGGCGGTCAGTTCGGCGATGCGGGAGTCCTTCGCGGCGATGTCGGCCTTCGCGGCGGTGAGCTCATCGGCGGCGCCGACGGTCAGCTTCTCGACGGTGGCCCGCAGGTCGTCACGCTCGACGGCGAGGGAGACGGAGGCGGCAAGGGCTTCGTGCAGCTGTTCTTCGATGGTCATTTGAGTTTGCGGAGTCGGGCAACTAGCCGAGGCGTTTTCCTTCTCGCGATCCAGCTGCTCGACCTTGCGCTCGGCCCAATCACGGGCTCGCATGATGTCGCCCGAGGTAGGGCCACCCCACAACGCCCAAGCGACCGCGCCGGCCCCGGGGAAGTCCTCGTTGTCGGGCTTGTTCTTCGGGGCGTCCATGTCGGCCTCATGCCGGCGGAACCAAGGGCCCATGCGCCGAACCTTGTCCTCGGAGATGCTCCCGTTGACCATGTCGCGGGCTTCCCGCAAGGTCTGGTCGGTCACGCCATCGCCAGACTTCCCTTCCCGATGCCACGCAAGCCCACGGGCCGCGGCGTCGCTGACATAGGAGGGAACGTCGACGGGCATCGGTCAGAAGTTAGCCAGGGCGGCGTTGAACGAGTCAGCCAGCCCGGTGACGAGACCGACCTGAGCGGCCTGCTTCCCGTTGAAGGTCTGGCCTTCCATCGTCTCGGCCTTGACCATCTTACGCTTCATCAGCACGGCGGCCTTGAAGTCGGCATGGATGCCGTCGACCGAGGCTTGCAGGTTCTCGACCTGGTCGGCGGTCAGGGACGTGCCCTCGATGCCGGCGCCCTTGAACTTGCCCGACTTGATGACGACCATCTTGATGCCCTGCATCTCGGCGGCCTTTGAAAAGTCAGGGATAGCCATGTAGACACCGATCGAGCCGACGGTCGCCGAAGGGGAGGCCACGACGCGGTCGGCAGCCGAGGCGATCCAGTAGGCCGCGGAGGCCATCTCGGAGTCGGTGTAGGCCATCGTCGGCACCTTGAGCGCCCGCACCTTGTTCGCCAATTCCTCGACGCCCGTCACCGTGCCGCCCGGGCTGGAGACATGGAAGGCGATGCGCTTGACCGCCGGGTTCGCCGCCATCTTGTCGATGGCCTCGGACACAGCGTCGACGTCGGTCGAGCCCATCATCTTTTCCAGAGGCGAGAGACCTTTGCCGATCACTCCGACGACGGGGATGACGCCCGTCCCGTTCTCCAGGACATAGGGCTCGGGGGCGGCGCCGAACAGCTGCGCCAAGATATCCGTGAAGCCGAACTTCTCCGCGAGGGCGGCGTGGTCGCTCGCCTTGGCGGGGTCAATCAGCAGGGGCTCGCGGCCTTTGAGGCCGTTCAGAAGGAACTTGGTCATAAGTGTTAGGAATTGGGTTGGTCTTCGGACTCGGGCTCCTCTTGGTCGGCGGGCTCGTCCTCCATCTCCGGGCCTTCGGCGGCCTCCTCCTGCTCGACGTTGTAGACCGTGCCCAGCGGGGTGTTGCTCGGGCGGAACAGGAGCTCAAACGGGATGCCGTACTCTTTCGCGAGGCTCTGAATGTGAACCATGTCGCTCGCCCGCTTCTTCATCTCGGTACGGAAGTCGAGGCCGCGCTGGGCGTAGAGCTCAGACATGGAGAGCAGACCCATCTCAACGTCGGCCCGGTCGTTCGACGCGTCACGGCCACCGTCGACCGTCACGCTCTTGGGAGTCGTCCAGGAGACGCTCGACCAGTTCGGGTCGTCAGGGAGTTCGCCGGCGGCGATGCCCTGCCCGATGATGTAGCCCCAAGTCGGCTGACAGAGCTGCTCGATGAGGATGCTCTGGTACTTGCCGAACACCCGGCCGGCCTTCGCCGTGATCAGGCGGACAGACGCCCCGCCAATCTTGGACGGGTCGTTGACGAACTCGTAAGGCAGGACGCCCTGGCTGATGTCACGCTCCAGCGCCGCGAGGAAGCCGGTGAAGGTCGGGCTCGGGCGATTAGAGCTGAAGGACTGGAACTCCTCACCGGGCTCAAGGGCCAGCAACTTTCCGCCCATGCGGGCCGCGATGTTCTCGTAGGACTGGCCGGCACCGAGCTCCGCAGCCATGTCGCCGTCGACGTACCCGCCGACCTTCTTGATGACCCGCGTCACGTCGGCGTTGTCCTTAACCGCGAGCTTCTCGAGCTCGAGAATGTCCATCTCGTCCTGAATGGAGTTAATCGAGTGCTGGAGCAGAGGCACGCCGCGAGCGCCGGAGGCGTACTCGTGGTCGACGACGTGCATCATCGACTGCGCCAAAATCTGGCGGTTGCTGCCGTCCGAACGGTAGACGTTGAAGGCGATCAGTTCCCCGTAAGCGCCGAAGATGCAACCGTCGTGCATACCCTCGGGAGCCGGCACGTCCATCGGGTCGCCTACGCGGTGAGCCTCGATGAGCTGAAGTTTAGGGTCGCCGTTGGCGTTCCGCACCTTGGCCGCGAACGAGTCGCCGTCCCGGGCCATCGCCCGCATCAGGATGCTCTGCACCTGGGCGAAAGAAAAGCGGTTCGTGATGTCGATGCGCTTCGACTTATCCGCGAAGTACGCCTCGTAGCGGTCGGCCAGCGCCGGGTCGCTCGCATGGGACTGGGGCTTGATGCCGTCTCCCACGGTGTACAGGACGAGGTCGTTCAGGATCTGTTTGAACAGGCCGCTGTTGCGCT